CGTCGCACAAATACCGGGCGTATATATTATAACTTTTCATATCGGCGTGCATTGTACCCGTTGCGCCGGAACCCTCAACAGCGGTTAAATCAAACTCCAATGTATCAAAAGGCGACGTTGTAACCTTTGTATAACGAAACATTGCCGTATCATCGGATTGTTTGCGTATCTCGACCGCAACAGCCCCAAACGGTAAACCTTTAATTCTTTGTTGCGTAATATAGATATAATAATTTACGTTTAATTCCGGGTATAATTTTCCCTCGAAAACGTCTGCACTTGCACCCGTCGCCATTCGCCCGGTATAAAGCCCGGATATTACCGCCGGGGAACCGTGCGACGTAATTTGTATTTCTTTCAAAATATTACATAGTGCAAAATGATAGGTTTGTACTAATACGTTTTGGTCGGTCGTGGCGTTTGCGTCTTGTTCCCAATTCGTACCGCCCAAAAAACAAGAAACAACACTATCCCCCGGAACGTATATTTGAATTAATGGACGCTTGTTTATCGTTATCCGTTGGATTGTCGGGGCTAACGTTATTAAATTGTATTCCTTTTCCAATCCCGCCAACACGTCGTTATAATCGTCGATTGCGTCCGGTTGTACAACAACCTTTTTATCGTAATCGGTAAACGTGCAATCGGTTTTCATAAACTTGCCTTGAAAGTATTGGAACCATGTACGCCCGCCGTCGTCGCTCTTTTCAATGCAATACAAAAATTCATTGTCGAACGATTGACGGTTTATATAGTCGTAATCATCCCGGACAAAGGTAATTTTGCCGGATAATTTGGCACGATAAAACCGTTGGTTGGTTTCTAATTCGTACTCCTTTGCCAAATCGTCCTTATAAATCGGATGCACGGTTTGACCTTGTAAGACGTTCGGGGCGTCCAACGTTCCCAATCTCAACCATGCCGTCCCGTTGGCGTAATGCGCTTTGATTACATTAAACCGGATATATGCGGCATTGCTTGGTATGTCAAATTCCGTATTTCTGGCGGCCGGGTCGCTTCCCCAACCGCCGATAATCTTTTTATTGCTATCGTAAAATGCGCCCCCGGCTTGCGGGGTGTAATTCTGAAACAATTTGCGGGGGTACACATTCCCAACCGGGACAAAAGTACGGGTATAATAGGTATTTGTACTATTCCCGTTTATGTTCCCGGTTGTTTTACTTATCGCCCCGTTCGCTAAAAACGCATTTACAAATGAATGTCTATAAATCGGGTTCATATCAATTTTTAATTTTACGTGTCAAATTCTTGTAAACCTCAATAACATTGCCGTTGCCATCGACGTAACGACGGCGGCGGTTTTGTTCCTTAATCTCCCTTACATCGTCTTTTAAATCCCGCAAATCCGGTGCGTTATTTTGTTGAACCGTTACATTAATGCCGTCGGTATTGTAGGCATTAAGGTACTTTTGGGGGAATGTTCCCCGGTTCAAACTATTTATTACGTCCGGGATTAAACGACGGAAACGGCGGGAATTACGTTTATTGATAACGGCGAAAAATTCCCCGCCCTCGGCACGCCTCCGGGTTCCATCCGGTTTGGTTCCTAAATCCACGTCGTCGCCGGATTGGTGGGAACCGCCCGCCAACAATTCAACCGTACCGTCCCCGTAACTTTCCGAACCCTCGGCGGATTTACTCATTTGTGCGGCTTTAATTTTGGCGGCGGCAAATGAAGCCCACATAACAGCGATTGCCGGGATTGCGAACGGGAACCCCAATTGCGACCAAATCAAAGCGGACGCCGTTACAAGGTTTCCGATTTGTTGGATTGTCTGTATTGCCTGTTGTTCCTTTTGCGCTTTCTGTTGCTCTTTCAACGCCTTTTCTTGGTTCCGTTTTGCCAAATCCAACTCCTTTTGTGCCATAACCACGTTTGAGGCATAACCGTTCGCCCGTGCTTCCCTTTCGGCGTCCAACGTGCGTTGTGCGCTTTCAACCTCTTTGTCGGCGGCATTTACGGCGGCTTCGGCGGCTTGCAATTTCGCATCTAAAAATACCTGTAATTGCTCCATTGCAAAGGATACGGACGTACTTATTGCCTCCTTTTGGTCGTCGTCCAAATTAAGCCCAAACAAACCGTAAATGTCTGTTCCTCGTTCCTCTCCTTTTGACTGCTCAATTTCTTGGTCAATATTTTTTATTGTGTTTTGAATTGTTTGTACTTCAACATTAGATAATTTATTGGCTGCTTGCTCGTTCAATTCTAATACCTTTTGCAAACGTTCCTTTTCTGCCTGCAAACGGAATTGGGTTTTCCGGGCTTCTGAATTTCTTAATAAATCAAATTCAGATTGCGCCAACGCTTGTTGTTGGTCAAACATCATTAATTGCACTTGCAAATATTCGTCGGCAATTGCGCTTCCCTTAACGTCAAATCCGGCATTAATTACCCCGGCGTCCTGCTGTTGTCCGGTCGGCTTTTGCTCATTCTGCAACAATGCTGTTTGTCTTTCATTCTCTAACAACTGCATACGCAATTGTCGTTCCTGCTCGCTTCCCTGCTTAACCGCTTGCAAACGTAATTCAATGCTTTCTTTCTGCAATGCCAATTCTTGCAACTGCCGTTCTTGCTCTATTTTCAACAACGCCTCTGTCTGCTGTTGTTCTAACGCCGTAATTGTTGCGTTTATCGCCTGCCGTCCGGTTTCGTTCAAATCCTTTTCGGTCTGTAATTGGTGTTGCAAATCCTCAATCTGTCGGGAATACTGATATTGCGTTTGCTGCCGACGCTTTGCCCATTCGTCGGTTTCCAACTGCAATTGTGCATCCTGCAATTTCCGGGTTGCCTCCAAATTCTTTTTATAAGCCGCTTCAATTTGCTTTGCTTGTTGTTCTGCTGCCTTTTCCGCATCGCTTTTACCCCTTGGCGTTACGGTTGGGTTCTGTGTCGTTACGGGCTTATTGTCTGTTTGTGGCGTCGGGGTATCTCCAACAGAAACAGGGATTGTTAACGGTTTTATTTTCTTTTGCATACCCTCCAAACCCTCTTGGAAATTTTCTGTTATGTCTTTAACTTGGGCTTTAACCAAATTTCCGTATGCCGCTGCGTAATCTGATAATCCTTTTTTTACATCGTCAAAATTCAATGTAAATGCGCCTTTTAATGCCGTTCCGGTTGCTTTGACAATATCAATAAAGAATCCAAACACATTTCCCAACGTATCAAACGTTGTTTTGAATCCGGCAACAATCCCATTCCAAATTGCACGTATCAAAACACTTTCATTGTATAACTCAATAAAGTAGTTGATAACATCAATAACCCCTTTTATTATCGCCGTTAATCCTTGGTTAACAAAAACTTTTGCTTTCGTTGTCAACGTTTCAAAATTTCCTCCGGTTGCGTCAAACAACCCGGATAATGCGTTTTGCAACTCAATTTGGCTTTGCAATTGTTCCTCCTGCAATTGCGCCAAAACTCCGGCTTTCCCTTTTACTTCGTCCATGTTTATTGAAATATCTTTCAACGTGCGCAAATACTGCAATCCGGCGTCCTCTCCGGGACCCCCGAATATATCTGCAATTGCAGCCCCGACCGTTGCCGCATTATCCGGCAATTCTGCCAATTTTGCGGAAACGTCTTGTATAACATCGAACGTTGTTTTGGTTCCGGTCTGCAAATCTTTTTGAACTTGTTCCGACGAAATACCGATACCGTCCAAAGCCGCCGCCGTCGCCGTCGTCATTTCACGCAAACGCAAATTTGCCTCCTTAATTGCGTCAACGCCTTTGTCCGAAAAGATACCCATTTTGTTTGTTTGGGCTACAATGGCAACAAATTGGTCTGCTGATATTCCAGCCTCTTTGAAATATGCCGGGTATTCTTTCAACGTGTCTAAAAATTCCCCGTTCGCATCGGCTCCGGACAAAAAACCATCCTTAACCAACTGCAATGCCTCATTTGCAGAAATACCAAATTGTTTTGATAATGCGTTTGTTGCAATCAATGTTTCCCGGAAATCTGCGCCGAACGAATCTGCGACGGCTTGCACCTCATTTCTAAACGCTTTCAAATCATCGCCACTTTTCCCGGTAAATTGTTGCGTCAATCTCGTTGCCTCAACTAACCCGGCGTTATAATCGTACCACCATTTAAACGCCGCACCCGCCGCCGCAATTCCGGCAATCGCCAAAAAAACCGGGTTTGAAAGTAATCCCAACAAAGTTTTTCCCAATGCTTTTGCCCCGTCGCCAATAGCTGTAAAAACGGCTTTACTTTCAGCCCCGCCACGTCCTAACGCCAAAAGACTTTCGCCAAATGCGCTATTTAAACCTAACGTTTCTTTTAATTTGTCGCCATACGCAATAATTGCGTCGGACGCCTCCGTATAATTTCCGACGTTCAATTGAAATTTCCCGGTTGCTTCCTGCAAACGTTTCATTTCTTCGTATATTTCTTTGGTTTGTGCAACCAATTTTCGCCCCTCCTCGGTGTTTTCCCGTTCGGCTTTAGTCATGTTGTTTAAATAAATCTTATTCAATGAATATTGCGCCGATAAACGGTTATAACTACCCTCGGCGGATTGATTTATTTTCACAATCAGTTTATTAATTTGGTTCGCTTCCTGCTGTGCCAATTTTAACTCGGCTAACTTTTTGGCGTTCTCGCTTTCTGCAAACGCCAAATCACGTTGCGCACGTGCCAAACGTTCCGCATCGTCTGCGGCTTTCTTGGTTGTGTTCCTGCCGTCCTCGGTTGCCCCGGAAACCTTTTGCAGAACCGCCGCCAACTGAATTGCTTCCGCCCTAATATTTTTCAACGCATTTGTATATGCGTCTGAAAGTTCATCCAATTGCTTTATCAAATCAGTAATCGAATTATCGGGGCTTACCAAATCAGAATATTTAATTGGGTTGTTGTTATCTGCCATATATCCGACTATTTGTTTTTGTTATTTTCGGGCAATTTGCCCTACAATCAATTTTCTTTTCTCAAATGTATAATTTATCGTCTGAAAAATAAAACACCTTAAATCGCCTTATTTTGGCTTTTTCTGCTTGCTTTTTTCGCTTGCTCCTTAATGTATTCAAATGCGTTGTAATATTCCAAAACGGTAAACGATTTTGGGTTTACGTGCAAATGTTGGGACAACATCAAACACATATTTTCAAACTGCTTGTCGTATTGTATTTCCACGCTATCCGACCCGCTAAACGATTTGGGTTTTGTATAAGTCAACAACAACGTCGTAATATGGTCTATTTCTTCTCGTTTGTCGCTTTCGTCCCCCTTTATTATCGCATCCAACATTAACATCGTGCGTTGCTTCAATTGGTCGTAATACTCTTTAACCGTGGCGTCGTCGAATAGTTTAGGAAAATACAATTGCAATTCTTTATCTATTTTTTTTTTGACCGCTTCCAATTGGGCGGTCAACTCGGCGTTCGGCGCATCGGCGAATAAATCCAATACCTTTTGCAAACCGTCCGCCGTCATATCGTTGTATTCGGTTCCGTCCACGGACTTAACCAAACAGGCAAACGCCAAATACTTTGGCGATATGGCGGATTGGACGAAATAAACGTTTTGCCGCAAATTATCCAATTCCTTTTCCGCCAAATCCGGCTTTTCCTTTCGGATAAACCGGATTGCCTTTTCAATATGCGCATCCCAATCGTTCAAATCCGACCCAACCCCGGCGTCGATAAGCAACATTTTGTTATATGCGTGAAATCGCAAAATCGGCAATTCGTCGATACTGTCGTACAACACAACCGCCCGTTCCCCTATCTTTGTCGTTTTCATAAGAGTATGCGGGTTATGACTGTTGAACAAAACGGAACCAATAACAATGCCGGGTTCCCGGTGCATATAGCAAACAGGACGGACAAAACGACCCCCGCCCACCATGATAAGCAAAAGCCGCAATTGAACATCTTAACAAAAAAGTCGTTGCCGTGAACTTGGACGTACTCAATAACGCCCCACTTTTTTAACAGGGTCAACAGGAACGCCGCCACGGTTGCCACGACCAAAACCCAAATAATGAAAGTTACCATATCGTTAAATGTTACAAGGTTGATTAACTGACAATACACCCTCAAAGCGAAAACCGCCGAACGGGTGCATTAAAAATTGATTATCTATTTCGTCCAACGTAAACCCACGGTACACGTTTTCCGCCAACTCATAAATCCGGTTTATTACAATCGTCCCGTCTTTCAGCCAAAAACCGCCATTTAGGACGGTCAATATTTCGTTCTTCAATGCCTCGGTATTCCGGTTGTTGAGTTGACCGGGGTAAACCTTGCGCAAATCGAACCAAACAATAAGGGAAAACGGGGCTTTAATCTCGCTTTGCTCTTTGGGAACCCAACCGACCGTTTGCGGGTCGTCTATCCAAAAGAACGAAAAATTGCCAATATTTGCATCCGGGGAAACGTCGATATAATCATTGTCGCCTCTCCATTCCGTCCCGCCCGCATATACGTTCGGGGTATAATAGCGTTTGCCCTGTATCACTTTGGCGATACGTTGCGCCCGCCCAAATGCAATGTCCAACCAATCGACGTTATCCATTAACCCGGTTTGTATGTTCCCCAAAACCCGGTCGATTAAAACCGGGTTGGGAATTATAGGGGTTGTTCTCTTATTCGTTGCCATATAATACGTTTTTTGCTTTCTTCATTAAGTCCGGGAATATATATTGCCAAATCAACGCCGCAATATTTTCGTCCGTCAATCCCAATATTTGCCGCCCGTACTTTTTTATTAAGTCCTCCGTTTTGAAATCCGACGCTTTTATTTCAAACTGTTTGTCGCCGACTTCCAAAAAAAACGACGCTTCAAAATCCCCGGTATCCCGTAACGTTACCCGGTTTGTCGGTTGTCCCTTTTCCTCCTTTATGGCTATCGTCAACGGCGAATACGGGGCGTAATCCATAATATCCACGCCCAAACGGTTAATACCTTGTTCAAACAATTGTTCCTCGGCATTCATATCAACAATATAGGCGTCATTGTCCCAAATGATTTGTTGAATGTATGCGCCGGACGATAACCCGTTGTTGAACGTGGCAACCCGGTTGCGTAAATCCTGTATTGACTTTAACCCCGCCATAATCTTACGTTGTCCGGTATTTTACACCGTGGTTATTACAAGTAAGGCAAATACGGTCGATACCCTGCGTATCCAACCGCAACGCCTCGTATGCTTTTTTAAGGTCATAACCCAAACCGCCGGGGCGACCCTCAACGTTGCCGTCCAATTCGTAAAGAATTTCCAACCGGGTTGCGTTTACTTGGTTCCGGTTTACCTTAACATCGGGGTTCATTGCCAACGTGCGCAACATGATTGCGGCGACCTGTCGTTGGATAACCGTTTGGAAAATTTGCCTTTCCTTAATGATAAAATCCGTTAGGTCGCAACCAACGGTTATTTCGCAATTCAACCCGTAATTCTGCGTATTGGTGTACATCGTCAACGCAATATCCCACAACTCCGGGTATTCGTCGAATGTTTCCGGGGCGTTCATCATAAACGGGGATACCTGTAAATACTTGGTTATTTCCCGCCAACGCTCCAAATCAACGTAACCCGTACACGTCCCGCACGGCTCCCGGCTCCAATCCTTTGTCATGTTAATTGCCTGCATCCCGGCGGGCAAATCGTTTTGGTTGTAACAAAGGAACCACGACCCCCCGGCGTTGTTTCCGGTACTGATATACGGTAAATAACAATCTTTCAACGGGAACCATTGAAAACCGCCGTTTGTCTGCGTAAAATTCAAATCAAACGTCTTTATCGGGTCAATTTGGGACGAATGGAAAAGATACATACGGACAACCCCGGTTGCGCCCGTCATTTGCAACCCGATTTGTTCGATTTTCATTGTTACGCCCATAGAACGAACCGGGACAATTTCAAACCCGACTAATTTATGATTATTCGGCAACGTCGCCCGGATACGTCCCGCACCGTCAAAGAACGTGCGCCGTTCCAATAGGTTCTTTGTTTCCTTATCCAATCCCTTTATTTGCGTGAATGTTTGTACCATTTGCGCAATACCGTTACGGGTCAACCGCTCCAAATAATCGGAAATGAAATTGTACGGTTGCCAATATGGGTTGCCGTAATCGTCGTTGTAATCGTCGTTAAAATCGCTTTCGGTCGGTTCCTCGTTTTGGTTGTCCCGTGCGGCAATCCAAACTTTGTTGTTGTGGCGAACCTTTGCCCCGGCTTTGTATTCCGGTATCATATTCCAAACCGGATATTGAAAAACGAAATCATCCGGGACGATTGCCCGGACATTATCCAAAGTAACAAGGGGGTGCGCACCTTGAAACGTCAAACCGCTTTCCGTCTGCGTTAAATTGTCGTCTATCGCCTTTGCCGGGTCGTATGATTGTTCCCACCCGACGACGTGCAATAACTTATCTTGTATTTCCTTAATCCTATACATAAGCCCAAATATAACCGCCGCAAGTTTTTTTTATACCCTTACAGCATTTAACAATATTACTATCATTTAAACCCGTTTCCCGTTGTGCGTCTTTTACTGATAAAAATGTTTTTATCAAATCGCCGCAAATGGAATACATCGCAATTTGTTTTGCTCGTTGGTGCAATCCGCCTAATCTCCCAACCATATATTCACCAATCTTTTTATTTAGGCGTGATTTTGTTATTGGATTATTACAATTTTCTTTGGTTGTAACCCAACGCAAATTGTCCGCCTTGTTATTCGATTTGTTGCCGTCGATATGGTCAACACATGGTTTATTTTCCGGGTTAGGAATGAAAGCCGCCGCAACTAATCTATGAACATTAACAGATTTACGAGTACCATTGCACAATACTACAACATTATACCCGTGCTTATTGGGAACGGTTTTAACCATCTTTGTATTATTACGCACGTTTCCGTAATTACTTATTTCATAATTAGGGAAATCGTATATTACTTTCCAATTTTCCATATCATTAATTTAAAAAGAGGGGGCGGGGATAACCACCCCGTCCCCTCGGTTAAATAATCGTTCCGTATTGCGGTTTATGCACCCGCACCACCACCCCCGGCGGGAAACTCGGTTGCGTTGGTAACGTAAACGGGCATTCCTAACGGTTCGTTCGGGTTGCGTGCGGCAATTTCGGCTTTGATAATCGGATTTGCCACGGTTTCCGGGTTGCTGTTATATGCTACCATGTAGGCAACATCAACGCTAAATCCGAAATACTCCTTAACGGCACACGTCAAATCAGCGGTTGCGGCTCCCATAATCTCCGATTGGTCGCCAACGGCGGTGTAATAATGCGAACCAACGGGCAAATCAATGTACGGCAAACGTACAATATCCCATTCGTGGAAATTCGCACGGGTGCGGCGGTATGCCTCACGGTCAACACGGGTTAAGATACCAACGTTTCCATCGGCAACGGCAAACATTGTTCCCATTTTGCCCGCTTCATCGGTTACGTTGTTGGTATAATGCAATACCTTGTTATCGTACTCCATGCGCTTATTAACGTCGTTGTAAACGCCATGTTGCGCCAACTTGCGTATTAGGCTATCAACCCCCGCATTTGCGATAAGGTGGATATATTCCGGGTAACAATTCGCCCGCATGATTGGGTTAATGTCGCCCAAAATCTCGGTTGCCATTTGGGTTGGCACTTGTACAACGTTCCCGGTCTGCGTGTAATTGAGCAATGTTTTGAACACCTGCGTTTTGTTCGCCTCCAATGCGGCAACGGCTCCTTTATCCAAAGCGTCCGCCAACGCACGGGTTGTTTTCTCCATTTTGCGCATAAAGTCATGGTTGTACGAAATCTCATTGTTTGAGTATGCCGCCGGAACCATTGTAAACCCGATTGCATAGGTAGCCCAAACAAGCGTTACCAATGCGGACGTATTTTCGTTATCATCAATAACGCACGAACGCACGTTGCTAACCTGTACGTTTTCGTCATAATTGATAACGGGAACCTGTACCGTGTTACCGATACTTACTAATGCTCTATCCCTCAAATTGGGACTAATGATTGAGTTGGGGGCGTTGGTTTGCTCAATGAAGAAATCCAATGCGCCGTACTCACACGGGCGGAACATATTACGGTCTAACTCCGGGTTCTCTATCCGCCAATTCTGTACTCTTGTTGCAATTAAACTCATTGTTTAAAAAATTAAATTGTTTATAAATGCGGGTTTACCCTTTACCCGTGTTGTCTTTTACTTTTCCGGTAATGCGGAAATATTGTTGTCTTTCCATGCTTGTTGCATTCCGGCGTCAAATTCAGCCGTTCCGACTTTTAACCCTTGTTGTTCCAACGTCGCCGTAATTGCGTCGTATGCCTCAACCCTCGTTTTTGCGCCGGATATGTCAACGGTAATATTACCGCCCGCACCGCCTCCACTTGGTGCGCCTGTACCACCGCCCGCCGCTTGGCGTCCCTTATCCAAAATACCCATTGTTTCCAATTCACGGGTCAAAAGGTCGCCGGGGGTGTACGGGTTCAACTGATTGTTCGGGTTGCGCATGATTGCGCCGTTTTCGTCCTTAAACGCTAACATTTTGCCGCCCTTTCCGTCGTCGATAAATTCGGGGTTCATGCCCTTAATCTTTGCAATCGCTTGGTCTAACAAAACCTTTGTTGCGCTTTCCGGCAACCCTGCCTTAAACTTCAATCCGGCGGTTGCTGTCTGCAATGCCGTTTCAACACGAATGCCGAACACCTCGTTTGTGTGGGTTTGTTCGGCTTGGTCGTATTTCGTTTTGAGGTCGTTGTATTGGGTCGTAACGCTTTGCAAATCTGCCTTTGCTTGCTTCAATGCCTTTGCGGTTTCCGCATCCGTCGCACCGTCGGCAATGGCTTTTTCCAAACGTGCCTTTTCTTTGGTTAGGCTGTCAATCTGTGATTGCAGACCGTTTGCGCCCTCAACTTTGGTTTTGAACTCGGTTAATACTCGTTTGGCGTAATCAAACGTTTTTTCGGTTCCGTTCTTGGCGATACCGGAAACGGCTAAAATGTCCGCATCCAAACCGCCGTAAATTTCCCCGGTTTTCTTTGCTATTACGCTATTTTCGTCGTTGACTGATAACGTGGTTATCGCTGTCAATTGTTCGTCGGTTAATCCGGCTAATGCCGCATTTGCCTTTAAAACATCAATCGTTAATGCCATAATCTTTCCCTTTGATTATTAAATTAATATTCGGTTACTTTTTGCCCTCGGCTTTGGCGTCCGCCTCGGCTTTCGCTTTGGCATCGGCTTTGGCTTCCTTTGCAGTTGTCGCCGGGATAACGCCCGCCGCTTTCAATTCTGCCAAAATCTCGGCTTTCAATGCTGCCTTTTCCTCGGCACGGGCTTTGGCGTCCGCCTCGGCTTTCGCTTTGGCATCGGCTTTGGCTTTTTCCTCGGCGGCTTTGGCTTTTTCCTCGGCGGCTTTGGCTTTTTCTGCCTTTGCCTTTTCGTCCGCCTCGGCTTTCGCTTTCATGTACTCGTTGGGGTCGTGCAATACGGTAATTGTGTAACCCTGTTTTTTCAGATTGTCGGCAATGCTATTTTCATAACCCTTTTTGCCGAACTTCTGAATACGGGGAATTGATAACCGTTTGCCCGTTTCGCTGTCGAATTTCTTAATTTCGATAACGCAATGATACAAATGTTTCTCATTGTCCGGGACAATGTAGTTTTCGGGCGTAACGTCGATAATCGCAACGTCTTTAGTTTTGCCCTCGCTTACTTTCACTCGCATAATCGTTAAATTTACTTGTTATAAAATTTATCTTAGAGTTGAACGGCATATTATGCCCAAACTCTAACACGTTCAAATATTCACGTTCAAATCTGCGTACAAAGTTAGCAAAATTCAACTTTATACGCATATCGTTTTCGCTGATAATCTGTTTATCGTACAAATCCAATACCTCGTTACGGGTCAAATGTCGGTACGGTTCCAATTCCGCCAACGTCAACATACGTTGCAATTGGGTTGGATTGTTCCGGTATTCCGTTTCGATAATTTGGTTTTGTAGTGCGTCTAATTCCGCCTCGCTTGCGCCGCTTTCCTTTGCTACCTTGTAACGTTCCCGTAACTCCGTTGCGTTGGATAAATAAAACTCCGTGCCGTAATTGACTTTTGCAGATACGAACATATTGCCGTATCGCAATCGGCAAACCGTTTCATCGACGAACTGTTGGGCGGCTTCAAAGCCTTTTTTCACTCGGTTTAATACCGTGCTTTGGCTCTCAAATGCGGCTTTAACCTGTTGTTCGTTGAATGCCTCCCGTTGGGTTACTTCCTCGTTTTGTCCGACGACGGCGGTAATAATGTTTTCCCGCAATCGCTTTTCTTCCTCAACGTTATAATCCAAACTTGTACGGTCAACGGTCAACATTTGTACCGGGTTCCGCAAATCGGGTTGTTTGTCCCCGTCCGGTATCGGTATTTCAACAAAGGAACCCGCCCCGGTAATCCGTTTGTCGCCGCACTTGGGGCAACGCATCAATAACCCGGCTTGGTCTAACCTGTAATACCCTTGTTTGTCTTTCAAAAATCCACCGTCGCAATAATCGCCGTTTTCGGCGTTTGTAAAATCGCACGATTGTTCGTAACCGGAATATATCGGGTACGCCCCGTACATATCCAAATGCCGCTTCGATATATGGAAAAACAAAAACCAATCCAACGCCTCCAATTCTTTTGTTAGCGGGGATTGTTTAACGTCCGGTTCTCGCAAATTCATTGGCTCGTTCCAAAAGAAACGGGCGGGGCAATAGCGCAAATCGTGTGGGTTATCAACCAATAATTCGCCTATGTTGCCGCCGTCGTCCTCTGCAAATACTCTGTATCGTTCATCGTCAATAACTGCAATACGTTTATCGGGTTGGCGGAAAATTATCCAATCCATAACCCCGGTTGTCCGGTTTGCCTCAAAGGTTATGACGCTTTCGATAGGTAGCCAATAAAAATACGGGGTCGGGTATCGGTCGGCGGGGTTTTGCTCGGCGGGCAAATCAACTATTAAGACGCTGTTTATTTCCGTCTTGAAAAACTCCCAACCTTTCGTGCTCCAAATTTCCGGCTCCTTTAATACATCTTGGCGGTAATACTCCCAATCGTCCCGTTGTTCCGTGTTTTGAAATTGATAGTTGAACGCCGGGTTACGACCGTCGAAAATACGGCTTAACTTATCAAAACAAATGCCCGTTACCTCGTTGGTACGAACGGGGTAACGGAACAATGTTTTGAAGATTTTGAATTTATCGTGCGGGATAAGATTTTGAACCCATGCCAAAAAATCGGTCGTGGGTAAACACATTAAGGGCGTTACGTTGGTTTGGGCGTGAAATTTAATGCGGTTTTGGTGTATGACCGCTTTATTTATCGTCGCCTTTTTCCTCGGTTCCGTTATTTCCTTTCTTATGCGTTTTATATCTAATCCCATTTTCTTTGCTAAATTCAAAAGGTGTTTTTTCGGGCAACTGCCAACCGCCATTGTTAGGCATCCGCAACAGGCGTTCGGCGTGGTTAATCTCAAATTCTTCGGTCGTGTTAAGGGTCGGACACTCCAACACGACCTTTGTAACTTTCGCAGTCATTACGCTTATGCGGGTTTCAAATCCGTAAGCGGGTTAAACGCCGGGGCAACAATCGCCAAATCGTCCGACCAATTCGGCAAAAACGACCATTGTATTGCGTTGCTGTCCGGGGCTTCCAATCCGCCCAACGTCTTATCGCCGATAAACAACGAACGTATCGGTATCGGGTAAAATGTACCCTCCGTTGTGGCGTCCTTAATGGCTCCAATTGCGCCGTTTTCGTCGAAAATGAAGATACCCAAATTGTCGCCCCAACTTTCGCATTGCATTTCCTTTAATGCCTTGATAACCTCCTGCGGGGCTTTGCGGATAACTCCGGTAAACGGGGTTGGTTCACGTCCAATAATCTCTTCGACGCCTCCTAACGTTTCGTTACCGCCTCCAAAGGTGCGGGCGGCTCCCGCCTCGGCGGTCGGGGCTTGGATATACGGCGAAACAACTATTTTCGTGCTATCCTCCGCCGATAACATGGGCGTCCATGACGCTAACGCCGTAATCGCTTTTTCACTCGTAAAACTGTTTTTGCTTCCGTCGTCTTTCATAAGACGTTGAAAAGCCACTTTCTGAACCTGTCCGAAACTTTCCGAACACTTAATTGCGGGTACATCGGGCAACGCCGCCCCCGCCGGACATTTACAAATCATACTTCTTTGTTTTTAACGTTAAAAATATTATTACTTTCTCCGGGGCTGTCCCTTTGCCCTCTCGTTTCGGTTACAAAGTTATAAACTTTTTCCCGGATAATCTTGCATATCTCAAAAATATTGCTAATTGCGTCGTCTTACGCCTCGGTTTGCGTGTGCGTATGGCTGTATATTGCCGTCCGCAATCTCCTTTTCATATATCCCGGTCAATCCGTCCTCCGGGTCGTCGTGCGTATTGGCTCCGAAATTGCGCAAAAATCCGGTTACATGGTCGTAAACGGCTTTGTACCGGGTTTCCCAACCGAACGGCATAATTATATGTTGATTAACCATTGCGGACGCTGTTATTATCCGGCTTTCCTTGTTGCCCCCTTGATAAAACGGGTCGGTAATCGCCCGGACTTTCTTTTTGATAACCTTTTCATAACCCGCACCACCGTTGTTGCTCTCAACCCACGCTTTTTGCGTCCCGTTCCGGTTAATCATCGCCGGGACGGTTACGGTTGTAACGTCCGTATTTTCGTCCGTCATTTCCATATCTGTAATAAGGGCAAACAATATCGGCTCCATGCGCTTTGTTTTCTCGTTGAAAAACAGATTGTCGGACTTATACACGTCATACGTTGCGGCAAACAACAGGTCGTCGCCCTCGTCGGCAACGTCAATGTATGCGCCGGAACGAATGTACGTGCCGTAATCGGATTTTTCGACCCACGTTTTGAAAGGTTGGTACAATCGACCCTCGGCGGAACCGGGGTTGCCTTGATACAGGCATTGAAATTGCACCGGGTCTAATGCCTTTTGCGCTTCCAACTTTTGCTTACTGTGTCGGCTTTCCCATAATGCCGCCCCCGGTTCCCGTGGGTCTATCTCGGTCGGTTCCCCGGTTTTCAACCCCTCAAAGTTTATGCGCACCCACGCCCCCGGCGTTACGTCCTCCAAATCCGCCCAACACTTAACATCAATAATCGTTTCGCCGCTCTTTTCAATGCGCCCTATCAAATCGTCGTCGTGCCAACGGGTAAATACAATCAATTCTTGACTATCATTGTGTAAACGGGTGCGTACAACGGTCGTGTACCATTTCCACGCCGCCGCCCGTACTATCGGGCTGTTACCCTCGGCGTAATCTTTATACACGTCGTCCAATATCGAAACGTCCACGGTTTTAGACGTCAGCGAACCGCCACGACCGACGACACGCAACGACCCCTTACGCCCGACCATTTCGATAACATCGGAATTGCGCAAATAGGTATTCGCCATTGTTACGACGTTCGACCCATTTAAGTACGTGCCGGGGAATAATTCACGATACCGGGGCGTGTCGATTATTCGTTGAACGTCCCGGTTAAAATCCCGTGCAATTGTCGCCGCATACGAACCGATACATATTTTGCGGTCGGGGTCTAACCCCAACATAAATGCGGGTAATTTACGGCTCGACCCCTCCGATTTGCCATGTTGGGGCGGTTGTTGTACAATCATCTTTCGTATTTTGCCGTGTGCGAACATATCCAACAACGTATAATAAACGACGTGGAACGGCTCTAATACTAAATCCGGTTGCATATACCGGGCAAAGTTGATAAGGCGTTTACGGGCGGCGGCTTTAACAAGCAAATCCGGTTGTTGCCGGATTGCGTCGTACATCTGCAATAATTGTTCGTTGTTCATTGCTTTGCTCCTTTCTCCCATTTAGCACACGCCCGACGCCCCCGGACAATGTAATATTGATAATGCGGGCAACGTAAACAAATCGGGTTCCCGTTCAAATCCCGGTGTCTATGGTCGTCCGTTATCCACTCGGAAAAACGGCACGTATCGCAAATTTCGGTCGTCCATTCCGGTTGCTTGGTTCCCGGACGGGGTGCGGTTACTTTCTTTGCCATTATTGCGCCCCTCCTTTCTCGGCTAATGCCTTTTGAAACTCGGCGGATTGTAGTTTGTCAGCAACCGCAAACAACATATCGTCGGGGATTGCTTTAACGTCGTACTTTGGTTTGTCGTCGTCGGTCGTGGCGTTATATCCGGGTATCTCAATTTTAACCGGGGCATCAAATCCCAACATCTTTGCCCGGCGTTGTTGGATATTCAAAAGCAAATCTAAAAACCGGGGATTGCCCGCCGACGTTTCAACGGTCGTTTCGTCATACCCGTAATATTCCGGGTCGCCGTCGGTCGCATCCGTTTTGATAGGACGCCCCCGGTTGGTTTTCTCTTTGGTGCGCTGCTTTCCGGTTTTGGATACCTCCCACGCCTCCCACGCTTGTTGCTCCATTTTATCCAACTTGCGCAATTCCTGCGTAACATATTCGTCGATTGTTTCCAACCGTTCCCGCTTCCATTCGATAAGGCATTGTTGCAAATCGTAATAAACCATTTGAAACGAAATTGTATAACCAACGCCACGGGCGGACAAATCCCGGTTCAATGCGTCGGCAATTTCTCGATACGAATAACCACGCAAAAACAAGTCGGCGCAAAACCGTACATCGTAAATCCTTTGTTCCTCGGAACGTTTGTTGTATCCGGGGGGCTTTCGCCCTTTGTTCAATTTTTCCATCGTCTAACCTCTTTTAATGTCAAACAGGGGTCAAAATCTGCCTTTTACGCCTTTTCGTCCTTTGGCTTGGTTCCTTATCGGCTCCTTTGCCTTTGTTCTTTCGTTCCGGGCTTTATCCTTTCCCCTGTTTACCTCCTTAAAACGTTGCTTACCCTTTGCAAGTTATTTGCACGGAATTTCCATTTTAAGAGGCTTTATTGTCTTAACCAATACTTTCTATATCTCGGCGTTTATCTTTTAACCACGGGGCAAATTTACGGCTTTTCCGGTACATTGCCAACCGTTTGTTCTCTCTCACATATAAACGGCAAAACCCCGGCTTTGTTTCCGGGGCTGATTGCCTAATTGCTTATGCCTATTTCGTACCTCCCATTTGAGCAACGAAAATAATGTTGCGTTCCACGGGGGTTGCTGTATTCCGTTCCCCCTTTCATTTCTTTTATTGCCAAACATACCGGGGCGGGCTTTCCATTTACCGGAAATTCCGGGTTAAAATATCGACACGTTCCGCATATCTTTTCGAGCTTCGATTGTCCGGGGCAATTACTTTTTCCCATTGTTGCCCCCTTTCCTTTTGTTCTTTGCCCGGCGTTTATCCCGTGGGTTCCTTTTCGGCATTTCGACCCGGTGTATTTCTACTTTGGAACCGGGGAACATCTTGCCGAAAAATTCCGCCATTGCTCGCACCTCCTTTGGGACGTCGAACGCCTCCGGCTTCTTATGCTCCGGGCAAATCCCCCGAACCGGGCAATTGTCGCAATCCTCATTCCACACAACCTCGCCCGGCTTATCGGCTTCTTTGAACCCGTGCCAATTGTCCCTCCGTGCGGACGCTTCGGCGAAATTCTCCATTGCTTCAACTGCGACTTTCACCAATATGTAATCCGGGGTATCGTTAAAATGCGCCTCCAAAGAATTACGGTTGATAACCTCGGCAATCTCTTTCAAAAATTTTTCTCTTTTGTTCATCGCTTTATTGATTTTTAGGTTTGTACTCTTGGCACGGCATAACGCCGCACGATTGTTCGCATTTGAACGCCTCGCAATAACCGTTCCCGTTGACATCCTCGTTTGTAAAGTTGGCGCAATTCCCGCATCCCTTATCGCCGGGTTCTTTCGGTACGCTTACGCCTTTCGACTCAAACTCCCGGTTAAACTCTCTTTCCGGGCGGGTTGTCAATCGTCCGTCCGGTTCCCGGACAATGTAGTACGTTTCCGGGGCGTCAATGAAAATGCCGTTGCCGTCCGGGAACGAATAAACCGCCCGCCCGTTTGGGGTTCTCGGTATCGTCATGGTTCCGCCTCCGGTAAATCTCAACAGGTCGTCCAAATTGTCCCGGCGTACCTGTATTGCGTCAACTTCTAACAACGTGTGGCAATATCGGGTTCCCGCCGTGGCGTCCGGCTCAACTAACCGGGTGCGGATTTGTTCCGGGTATTCCGTCGGGTCGTACTCGACGTTGAAAACAACGGCGGCGTCTAACGTGTGGGTAACTAACAAGCGTTTCCCCAATCGTCCGGCGACTGCCTGTTTTAGTGCTTCAATTGCGTTTCCCTGTATCTCGGTTGTGTCAACCGTGATTTCGTAACGGTCGGGTTTTTCCTCGACCTCCGGTTGGCTTTTGGCAATATCGCCAATCATAACCAACAATTCCGCATCAAACGGGTTTAACTTACTTTCTGTCATTCTAATTTTTTATTCGTTCTTACTGTTTTCGTATATGCCAACCGCCAAAATATCGTTTTTCGGTCGGTTCTGTTGTACTTATCGCATTGCCTACCTATTCCGGGGCAATCTTCCCTTTGGATTTTGCAGCGAACGCAACGTTGCGTAAATATTGCGGGGTTGTTGTTGGCTAATCGTGCATCCGCCGCCGTCCATATCTCGGCAATCAATACCATACCCCGGTAAACGCAACGTTCGCCGGGGTTGTACTCTCTGTTTGGGTCGAACGGTTCGGGTTGCTTAACTCTCATTCTTTGCCCGCTTCGTTTACATAGTCAAACAATGCGTCCAAATCGTCCTTTGCGCCTTTTACGCAAATTCGTACCCTATCGCCCCCGGCTAATGCGGTTTCGACAATCTCACAATTATACCGGGGGGCGTTTATCTGTATCATTGCCGCCGTAGTATTCGTTACAAACTCGTTTCTTTCTTCCATGCTCTCGGATTTTAGAAGTAAATTAAATGCCTCCGTTGGTTCGTTCTCGCTTTGACACGCCCCCAACAAAAGCGTTGCCAAAGATAACAATAAAATCTTTGCTTTCATCGTTTTACCTTTCTTTTAATCCATATAAACCGTATGCCAATGCCGACAAACAATATTTTCGCCTCAATATCAACATAACGGTCGTAACCGTTTATTGCATCAATGGATACCCCAAATTGCCAACTATGATATTGCCAATACTCACGGGCGTAAACATATACGCCGACCCGCCCAACGTGTATGCCTGTTTGGACGGTGTGTTTGTCCTTACTCATTGTGTGCCTCCTTTCTTGCTAATTCATAACCCTTTTTATCCATTACCATTGCCACGGGGTACGGCAATATACAATCTTTGGTATAAACCAAATTGTAAATCCCCAATTGCCCCTTAACCGGAAATTCAATAACCCGGCGGGGGTTGCGCATCAACCACCCGTACCCCTTTGTTATTTTCGCCCTCTTTTCCTTTGGAATCCGGGTGTTTTCCCAATCCTCCGGCGTAAACTCTTTTATCGGCTTTACGTCGTACAACTCAACCAATCCCAAAGTAACGCCGCTTTCCATTCCCGGATAAACCGGGGACGCTGCGGAACATATCAGCACGTCGCCACGGTATGACGTGTTTTTGCTCCGAACTTCAATTGTCTTTTTCCCGTAAACAATACCGTTTTCGTCCTTGTACGCCTCCGTTACCAAATCATTTGCGTATGGCTGTTTTACGGTCAACGCACGCCAACGGTCGTGTTTTTCCGGGTTGTAATCCTTATTGCTGTACTGCATATTTACTTTTTATTTTCGGGTTCCTCGGTTTCGTCGTCGGGTTCCGGGTAATGGATAAATCCAATTTGCCGGACGTTTTGGATTGGCTCGTAAATGATAACGACAACATCGCCGTCCGTCCTTACTCCGACCAATCGGCAATCGGCGGGAACCTCAACCCGTATTTCACTTTTCATTGTTAAACAAATCCCAATTAACAGGGACACAATACCCCGGCAATTCTCCCCGGTCAATCCCCAACGGATTAACAATACTATCTTTCCAATAGATACGGGGTTGTTCCGGGCGTCCCTCCCAATGTTCCGTAATTGTGTCGTAAATCAATCGTATTTCCCGTTTCGGATATTTGCCGCCGCTCTGCAACCCGATTTTATACAGGTCAACGAACGGATACGACAATCTGATTATCCCAATTGCCCGGTCGTACATTCCCGGCGGGATTGGCTCCACGCTTGCAAAGGTGCGGAACCCGTGGCGTTTTGCCCGTGCCAACACATTAACCCGCATCGCATTTGGGTCGGCGTTCGGCTCCAATTCGTCGCAACCTGTCAACGTTGCGCCCAAAGCGATACGGGACACGTCCCAACCCTCGGACGCCTCGGCAAAATCAATGAAGCGGTTCAACCCCTCGGCGCATTTGCTCAATATCTTAACCGGGACGCCGTGGCGTTGGCATACGCCGACCGCTTGACGGGTCAACCGTTCCGTTTCCGGCAACAACGGGTCGGTCGTGAACGAAAAGAATAACCCCGTTTTCTGCAATTCCTCCTTATGCGCCAACAATTCGTTTTTGAAAATATCCAAAGCGTATGGATATTCCCGCAACGTCTTTTTCAACTCCGGGCGACTGCCTCCCAATACCTTTGCGCCACGACCTTTGCGCAAATAACAGTAAGTACAACCGTTGGAACAACCGCCAAAGAAATTGGCGGCGTTCTCGGCGTATTCCCCGGCTTTACCTTTTGGGCTGTAAATAACCCGTCCGTTTATCGCTCCCATATCGTCAACGGCTTAAAATGGTAAATCGTTGTTTCCGTCGGGGGCGGGTGCATCCGGCACGGGCGGCGGCGGTACTTGCGCCCCGGCTCCGGTCGCTTTCGGGGTCAACATTTCCATATTGGTTGCGACTATCTCGGTAACATACCGTTTGACGCCTTGCGCATCGTCATAACTCCGGGTTCTCAATTCGCCCTCAATATACAGTTTGTCGCCCTTTTTGACGTACTGATTGGCGACCTTTGCCAACCCGTTTTGCAATACGACGTTATGCCATTCGGTAAGCTCCGGGATTTGCCGCCCGTCCTTTGTGGTATAACCTCGTTTCTTGGTTGCCAACGAAAAGGTCGCCACGCAACCCCCGTTGTCGAACTCCCTAAAATCCGGGGCTTTCCCGGTATGTCCCATCAAAATAACCTTGTTTACACTCATACAAAAAACGCTTTAATTATCCAAACAATGATACTATACAACGCCCACATATAAGACGCAACCGTTAACGTCACGAACGTGTATAACGCAATTTTATATCCGGTTTTTGATTTTATTTTCATGTCACTTGAATTTTATGCAATCCAACAAATATTGTTTCTTATTGTCCGACCATCCGGCGGCATGGTTTATCGCTTTTCGGTCGTCGTCGTGTACGAACTCACAAACCCAACCGCCGACGCTTGATTTTTGAACTAATCGAACCAATTTACCAACAATGAAAGAACGCAATTTGTAATAACTTGAATTTTCGCCAACATACAAAACCCGTCTTTCTGCATTTATTTCGGGCGGATTTTCGATTTGCTGGCGTTTCTCCCTTTCCGGGTATCTTTGTACCCTTTGAAAATCTCGTTTGATTGACGCCCGGGAAATTGCCCCGTAATCGGGTGTTCTTTTTTTCGTCCTCATATTTTCAAACTTCTGTATTCGTTTTTAAGCAATTCAATAATCCGGACGTTGCCCGGATATATTCGCATTTTACTTTTATCTCCGTTTTCCCATTGGCTATGGTGTTCAAAGCAAAGTATATTTATATTCCTTGCATCGTGCGCCGCCTCCGGGTATGCCCCACGGGTCAATATATGCGAACAATATACGGCGGAATAGTTGTGTAATGGCTTCAAACATTCCTCGCATTGGTGCGGCTTATGTTCCCAAATCCACCTAAAAAACCGTTCGTTTGCCTGTTGGATATTCCCACGACCAAAAACGCAATGCCCGAACAATTCCCGTTGGATTTCGACACGCAACCGAATATCCATTGTAAACCGCTTGTAATCCAATAGGGGGCAACCCCCCCTATCGGTTACAAATTGGTATTCCTCCCGGTCTGTTAGCAAATACGGTTCCATTGCCTTACATATCCCCGGTTTCGTCGTTTTCCTCGTTTTCGTCCGCCGGGTCGTCAACGTTCGGGAACAATCCGTTGTCCTCTACCTTTTCGGCACTCAAACCCGGTGCGGGTTCGCCATCAGCCCCGAACAACTCCAATTGCGCCTTTTTACCCTTGAAAAGAAAGGCGTAAACCTCGGTTTCAATGTCGGCGGCAATTTCTTCTAATTCTTCCTCAAACCCGAACGTTTCCGTATTGAATTTAAGTCGGGGGGAATTGATAGCGGTTTTTTGATTGTTTGACACGGTAAACAACCCGGTTAAAACAACCCCTACGTTATCGTCTTGACCGGAAAAGGACACGCCCCGAACCTCTATGTTTTTCAACATTTCGTCGGCAAAATCCCGTGATAACTCGCTTTGCTTTTTGGTTGCTTTGAAATCGGACGTTTCAACCATTGAAAGAAAGGACGTAATATTAAAAATCCGTCCCATGATTGGGCGCAAACGGTCGAAACAATCCCGCAAATCCGGGTGTATGTCCTTTGCACTTTCGACGTGGTATTTGTTCGTGTAACTCTCATTACCAATTGTTTCGGTAACTTCATAATGTACGTCTAACCCGCCGTCCTTTAATGTCTTGACTTTCGACAATGCAAACGCCTTTTCGCTTGGTATCAACATAACGTTTGCGGCTTTTTTTTCTTCGCTCATATTGTAATATTATTTGTTGCCGGGAACCCGCCCGGCACGGTTTTAATCAAAATTCGTTTTCGTCCAACAATTCCCGTGTCTTACTATTCGACGGAACCGCCGGGCGTTCCGGTTCCGGGATTGGTTCCGGGGCGGGTTCCCCGGTTCCGATTGGTTCCGTTACCGGGTTGGGGTCGTGGAACTCAATATTGCGCCCGCCTTTGGGCTTTTCCGGCTCAAATTGGGCTTTGAGTTGTTCCGCCGGGTATTCCTTTTGCTTCAACTCGATAATCCCCAATTCGACCAATTCCGGGACGCATCGGCGTAATGCCTTAACGTCCTGTAATGCGTCGTGCGCCGGGAATGTTTCGCCGGGGAACAACTTTGCAAATAATTCCTCCAATTTGGGGAATTTTCCCGGTTTGCCATTCTGATACAATGCGCCGACAAATTTAATAGTTTTCATCATTGTATCAATGCGCTTTCCCTTATGCAATGCGTCCTCGGCTTTGGCGTCGTAATACTCTTTGCCGCAATAACGCAAAATGTTCGCTTTCAACATCGACGTATCGAAATAAATGTTGTGCGCACATACAAGCGGTGCGGCGGCGGCATCCGTCAAAAATTCGTCGATAACCTCGGCAAACGGTACACCCTCGGCAATTGCCCGTTCGGTCGTTATTCCGTGTATTGCGGTTATTTCCGGCGGTATCTCGTAATTGTCCGGCTTAATTATAAAACTGCGTTCTTTGTCGCCGAACGCCCACGCCAATTGTACGACGTGCGGGAATTGGTTAAAATCCGCATCCCATTTCAAACCCTTTGCGGGTACTCCTGTTGTTTCGCAATCAAAAAAACAAATGTCTTTTAATTCAAATTTCATACTCTCGTTACTTTTTTATTCGTTAAATAATCGTTTTTGCCCGTCGTCGTTGGGCGTTTGCTCAACATATTTTGCCCGTGTAATCCAAACGCACCCGCAACGCAAACACTTTATCCGGCTGTAATGCTTTGGCGTGTATTCGTGGCGAATAATCCGCCAACCCGCCAACGGGTAATTCTTACGCTTTCCGTTACACTTGCAAAACATACCTTACAACGTTCGGGGGTCGTCAATATACGTGTTGTATTCCTCGGCGGCAATTTGTTTGAGTGTTTCGATATGCTCGATTAACTCGGCGTTCGACAATTCCGCCACGGTGCGCAATTCGTGGGAATATTTACCGGTTTCCTCGTTGACCCGCTCGACGTACATAATTGGGGAAAACTCCCGCAACCTCCGTTCCGTTTGTTCCTCCGTAAGACGTTCGCCCGACTCCCAAATGGCGTGTCGGAACGTGGGTACAACATAGTTGAAATAATAGCCTTTCAAAGCCTCGGACGAACCGGGCGACGCAACAATGAACCGGGCAATTATCCGGGAACCTTTCCAACCCTTGAAAAATTCGTTTAATTCGCCCATGTACATTGCCAACCCGCCGTTATTATTTATCGTCCCCGTTGCCGTTATTTCTCGCTTTCTCATCGTCGATTAACTTTTGCATTGTGATATTAAACGCTGTCATTCCAACCGCACGGATAAACGCCCGTTCGCTCGACGAATACCCGGTTGCGACCTTATCCAAAACTTTTGCGAAAAGAATAACGAAATTTCCCGGTTCCCAATGCCCGGTATTGTGCATACGGTCGATAACGTGCGCCCGCAACCTCGTATTATTCCGGGTCGCATCCTTACGGGCTTTCTCCCGGTCGTTCCAAAGGCTCGTTAATTGGCGTTTCACGTTCTCAAAAAACAACGGCATTTTCAACACGTCCGCAATTGTCATTTCTTTAACTTCCATATCGTTTTGTTTAAGGGACGCCGGGGAACCGACGCCCCGGTTAATTACTCGGTTTCGCTGTATTCCTCAATAATTAAATCGTCCTGTCCTCGCTTGACTTCTTCAATAAATCCTTGATACCCTTCTTTCCGGGCTAATTCGATAAGGGATTGCAGACGTTTTGCGCCCAAACTTTCGCCCCTCGCAATGCGGAATACCTTAACGGTCGGATTGCTTGCGATAATCAATTTTGCGGCAACCTCCATTATCTGACTATCCGACACTTTCCCGGCGACAAACGGCACACCGTTTAACTCCAACCCGTCGTCCGTGAACGTCAACCCGGCAATCGGCAATTCCGATTTCGCAATAAGGGTTTCCCGCTCTTTGAGCAAATCCGACAACTTTTTTTCGTGGGTTTGGGCGACCTTTTCGGCGGCGTCCTTTTGCTTTTTCTTCGTCAGATAGTCCACAACCAACGCATTGATTTTGTTGTGTTCCTCGGCTTGTTTGAGGCGTTCGGCTGTATCCAAATTCTCCGGGTTGTTTTCCTCGTACTTTGCCAACCATGCGGCGGCGTTGTTCTTGCGGGTTTCGTAATCGGCTTTATCCGTTTGGATTTGCGCCAATGTTTCGTCGTATTTGTCGGCGGCGGCTTTCGCATCGGCTTTGCTCTTTTTCTTTGCCGCTTCCAATGCCTTTTTTGCCTCGGCAACAATCCGGTCGTATTCGGCTTGGGCTTCCGCCTCATACTTTATTGCGGCGTCAATCTCTGTATTCTTGGTTTCCTCGGCGGCTTTGATACGACCGGGGATTGCCTCCAATTGTTCCGTCCGGGTTTGCAATGCGGTACGCACGGTTTTCGCTTTCTCAATCAACCGGGCGTTCTCGTTTTGTTCCTCCATTAAATCGGCAATGTCGATTTTCTCGGCATACGTTTTGACGTCGCCCGGTTTCAACTGCTTTTCGGCGGCGGCGCAAATGGTCGTGTACGTCTTGACCTCGGCGTTGGCGTCCTTTCTTTTCTCCTTAACGGTCATAACCTCGGCGTCAATCTCGGCAATACGTTTTTGCACATTCTCCGGCAACAATGCCCGGACGTATTGCACTTGCTTTCGGCGACCCTCGGCGGTTTCAGACCACCGGGAAAACTCCACGGCGTCAAAATCCGTATATCCGAAAACCTTTTGCAACATACTTACGTTATCCGACCGCATCCCGGTTGTTTTCTGTTTGATTGATAACGTACCACGGGGGTTGGCTTTGGTAAACCGCAATTCAACGTCGTATTCCTCGCCGTCGTCGCCGACAACCATTTTGGCAAACCCTTTGTCCTCGCCATTACGCAACACGGCGTCCCGGTTCCCGGTCAACAACGCCCCGATTGCCTTTAATAGCGTGGATTTTCCTAACTCATTGTCCCCGGTAATGAAATATACATTACCCTCAAAATCTGCGTTGAACTCCTTAATTACTTGGAAATTCGACAACTCTAATTTTTTGATAATCATTTTATCGCTCTTTTTATGCCGGGGTTGCCCCCGGCGGTTACTACTTATTTGTTTGTTAATATCATTCTTTGGTGTATCATGCTTTGCACCTTGTTAAGCGCATCCCGGTTGGCGTCAACCTCCGACCGGGTGCAATCGGCAATAAAGTTTTCCAAACGCTTATACAGGTCGTTCAACTCTTTTGCCGTCATTGCATGGCGAACGGCTCCCAATTCGTCCTTATCCATTTTTGCAAATTCGTTTAAGGGTTTCCAAATCGCAACGTTTGGGGTCGTCGGCGTTCTTTGTCGCATCAATTAACGGCATATCATTTGTTTTTGCCGTCCAACTTTTACCCGTAACGGGCGACGTGTAAGTTACTTTGTAATGTCCGTACCCGGCAAACTCAAACCGGAAATCGCTGATTGTTGTTTTCGCTCTCATTGCTTTTATTTTTTTAGCATTACCGGGAAAACGCCCGGTCGTTGTTATTTCATGCCACAAAAATACGGGGAATATTTTAATTACCAAAATTTTTTCTTTTTATTTTCGTGTTAGGGCAAAAAAATCCCGATACGGCGCAAGTCGTACCGGGATAAAATCAAAATAATTTCATTTGCGTATCTGTTAAGACGGCAATAACGCCGTCAACTTTTTGTTCCCATGCCGTCCGGGTTGCAATCTTTTCCGGCGTTGGGTTCCGTTCGCACCTCCGTTGGTTGTGGCGCATCTGTTTAACCATGTACGCCAATTCTTCCAACGTTATTTTCGCCGGATTTTCGATTTGCGGGCTTTTGTTTTCGTCTGCCATACTTTTACCCATTCAAACAAAATAATCGAAATACGGGGCTTAAAATAAACGGTCGTGCATCGGGGCGGGCAAATTCTCCAAAACCCAACGGGGGTTGTTGTGCAAAATGAACCGTCCAAAGTGCATTATTAACGTTGCGTCCGCATTCCACAACGCCGGGGTAATTTCCGGGTATAATTTCCCGGCAATATCCCGGAACCGTCGTTTGCGGTCTGCCTTTTCCTCCTTTTTCCCTTTTACTTTGATACGCAATTTAAGGTCGTTTTGCCACTTCATAGCATTAACCAAAACAAATGGTATTTCGGCGACGGTTATAATAGCTTTCAAATGCTCAAAGTTTTGCAACATCTTTTGAATGCGGTACAACTTACCCATGTTTGCCCCGGCATCCCCAACCGTTACGTCGTCCGGGCGAACGCTCAATTTTTCCAAAAAGACAATCGGCGTGCAAATCTCTTTGTAGTAATTGAGAAAATCCCGTATCTCGTTAATGTCTTTAGGCATCTTTATTGCCGTTGCGTTATGGTTGGGTCGCCAAACCACGATACCCCCGGCGGCTCCGGGGTCAATTCCAATAATGCAATCTATTTTCATTTTTCAAATTTCAAATAATGGTAAATATAAATTTCGTCCTTAATCATTCGGTCGAAAGTCCGTTTAATTTCTTTACGCCGGGCAACCTCAAAGGCTGTATAATCAATTTCCGGGCTTTGGGTTCCTTGTTTACGAACGTGGTAAACCGTAAATTCATTAACGAACCCACGGGCGGCACGTGCCAAAAATCGGTTATATGCTTCTTTCCGGTCGTCCTCGGTTTCTTTCACTTCATCCGCTAACCGAACGCCCAACAACCAATTATAAACAAACATTTCGTCGGTTAATCCAAACACTAAACGCCCGGTATATTTATAGCGCAAAAAACACATTAAACAAGTCATAACCGATTGATTGCGATAATACCGGATTTGCTCCGGGCTTAACTCCTTTTTCGGTTCCGGTAACGCTGTATATGCTTTGCCGATAACTTGGTTTTGTTTCCGGCAATATGCGTTCAATACCTTTGCAAAATAATCGGCGTTGAATTGTTGGTAATGTTTCCTTTCGGCGTTGCCGTCCCTATCCTTTGGTAAATAGTCGTCCAATTCCCCGGTAATCAGCAATTCAAACGCTAATTTAACCTCGGACAATGTTAATTGCGAATAATAGCGTTTGAGTAAATCCAACAACCGGGTACAAATATATGTCCAGTCGTCCCGGTTTTCCGTGGGAATGATAAACCCCACGTCCATTGCGATAAACCGGAACATTTGCCCGGTTTTGGCAATCAACGTTTCGTCGTCAATCTCGGCAATCTGTTTTTTTGTGGACGCCACGAAAATATATTTTTCGACCGGGGTTAATGCTTTGGCAACCTCCGGTAACTCAACCATCGCCCGACGAACGTCAATTGCTTTTGCCGTTCCGCTATATAGCAAAACGGCGGCGGATTGTCGTTTTTCGGGCAATGTTTGTGGCAATCTGTTTGTCTTTTCGGGTAATGTTTCCATGTTAATAATCATCTTTCAAATACTCAATAGCCCCGGCAACGTTCAATTTTTGCGTTGGGGCTTTGTATTCGGGTTTCAAATGCAACTTTTTCTTTTCGACGTCCCCCCGTATGAAATTGCGGACGGTCGCCAACCAACCGTTTTTAGTGCGCTTCATATTCCTTTGGTCGCTCCAATCGCTAACCGAATGAAAGTAATAAACCAAATCGACCTTTTCAAATTCCGGGTTCGCAAACTTACTTTCAAACTCGGAATAATCCACGCCGACGCCGTTTTCAAATTTAACCATTTTGTAAACCTCTGAATTACGGAACAACGTTTTTTTCTCTTTGGGTTCCTCAACCTTTTTTTCTTCATCGGGGAATAATACGGGGTTCTTTACCCCGGTATTATCATTATCAAAAGAGTTATTAATATCATCTATCTTTATTGTGTAGGATTTTCCAACCACCGTAGTTGGATTTTCCAACCGGGGGGTAGTTGGATTTTCCAACCGGGGGGTAGTTGGATTTTCCAACCGGGGGGTAGTTGGATTTTCCAACCACTCTAAAGCAACCCAATAATTAGACGTATATTCACAATAACGCACCTTATTTTTTTCGTACTCAAACTTATTGATATACTGTTTATCAACTAATTGTTTGAGTAACTTAATAACCGTGCTTTTATCTAATCCCGTCCATTCGATAAGATACCGCAATGAACCCTTAAAACGGCTTTCGCCGTCTTGACTAAAACCATGTATCAAAGCAAAAACCAATAATTCGTTACCTTTCAATTTAAGTTTCGTAATCATTGGGGCTAATATGGTTATAAAATTGCTATCCCTTATTGTCATTTTCAACAAATTTAATGTTATTACCATCTTTTCGTTCGTGTGCATTACACGGGAACCGTTTACATGAACCGGGGAATTTATGAAAATAACAACTTCCACAACCTTGCCAACCTGTCCTTTTAATGGCTTTTATCTCTGTATGATTAACAATAATTGTATCGTTAATCTCTATTTCAAATTTTCGTCCCATTATTTGCCGCCCTCCAATTCTTTAACGGGTTCCCACGCCTTACGTACTTTCAAAACATTGTCTGCACTCTCATTGGGAACCAACGACACGACGGGAAAACGGGAACGGTCGCCCGGCTTTTGGGTCGTGGCAAATTGTACATTCAAATCAAAGATAATGCCTTTGCAAAATCCCCGTTCCGCCAACATACCGTCGAATGTTTCCCGGATTTGCGGGATTGTGGACGCCGTACCCTTTGTTGAAAACTGCCATACCCCGGCAACGCCACGTACCAACGGTACAATAAAATTCAATGTCAACGTAATTTCCCAACCGTCGTGTCCGTCCTGTTTGCTTTTCCGATTGGGGTAACGCTTGGTAATAGCCAACATCAAATTCGGGTATTCCTCCGTTGTCAATGTTTCGTACTTTTTGCCGTCCCAAACTTGGAACGTTTCGCCGTCGCCCGCCGCAATCAATCGTCCGTCGTCGTCCCGGTACTCGTACCGCTCGTTGCATACTTTCGCCGGGTCATCGTCCGGGAAAACGATTTGAATTGTTTGGGGTTTTTCGCCGTATGCCTGTGTAAATAACCCGGCATACTTTCCCGTTGGTATGAAATAATCCACGCTTTGCGGGTATCCGTTGGCGTTTTTCATTCCGATTTTTATTTGTCCGACACGGGGCAAAATCAAACGGGATTTTTCCGCTTCCGGTCTGATAATCCTACCTTTTATATTTCCATTCATAACCTTTATGTTTTTTGCGTAATCCTTTGCAACATCTAACTATTAGCGAATTATTAAAACCGTCCCTTTCTGCTAAATTTATAGATTGGTATTCTTTAATAACAACGCCATTTTTAAGCATTAAAACCGCTTTTGATAAGTGGTTATTGGCTCCAAATTTACCCGTCATTGGCTTACTTGCGCTTTTAGATTGCCGTTGTTTTGTAATCGGATTATTGTTATTTTCCGAATGTGTAACCCAACGCAGGTTATCCACATGGTTATTAAACGGGTTCCCGTCGATATGGTCGATACATGGTTTATTTAGTGGATTATCAATATACGTTTCGGCAACTAATCTATGAACATATATAGTACATTTTACACCAAAATTATAAAGACAAACACACAAATAACCCTTACGCAAAAACGGCTTTAATTCTTTCCCCGTTATTTTAGAGAAAACAACGCCGTTTTTGTTTATCAAATAGCAATCAAATCTTTTTATCGTTTTCATATTTCGGGGTCGTCGTTCAACAATCTTTTCTTATTCTCGTTTTTGGGCTTTTTTGGCGCATTTGCGGGCTTTTGTTCCTTTTCCGGTGCAACAGTCCGTTTTGTCGTCTTTCGTCCCGTGGCTGGCTTCTTTTCCGCCTCCTTTGCCGTTTTCCCGGTGCGTTTCACAATCTTTGTTTTCTTAATCTCCGGTTCCGGCGTTTGTTCCGGGGCAACCGCATCCGCTTTGACGGTATCGGCGGCGTCCGTGGTTTCGTCCGGGGTCGCCTCTTTGGGGGCTTTAGTTTTAATCAATTCCGCCAAAGACAACGATATTACATTTTGGGACAAATCCGGGGCGTCGTCCAATACAACCATACCATTAACCGCCGTAAACGTATTATCCCGCTTTTCGTCCTCAATGGCGGCAATCTCCAACAGATAGGGGATTTTGCGTATATTGGGGCTTTCGGTTTGCTCTTTCAGATTGTACGACGGTTTTTTGCGCCAATCTTTCGGGCTGAAATTGAAAATACGGGTAACGGGGAATTGCTCAAAATTGACATTCCACATATCCCGGTACATCCCCAATTGTATTTCGCTTTCCTCGTAAAAGCCTTTGCGCCCGCTTTTGAAATCGACAATTGCGTTAATCCGGTCGTCGCTTCCAATCTTTGCCCGCATGGTACACGGGCAATCAATCATTCCGGCGTACTTGTAATACGGGTGTACCAACGCAATTTCAACGGCTAACGGTCGTACATCATAATCCAATACGAATTGCGCAAACGCCAATACGTCCTTTTTCAAATCGTCGGCGTAATAAATAAAGTCGTCCGGCAATCGGTAAACCTCAATGTATTCTTTTAGTTTGCCTTTTAGCCCGTCCAAATCATACGCTCGGTTAATCAATAATTCCTCAAATGCGGCGTGCATAAACGTTCCATACGCCGCCCGTTCGCCTTTGTATCGCTCGGCTTCCTCAATGCCTTTGTTCGCAATCCAATTTATAAGGTGCGGGGCTTTGGGTAATGTTTGGGACAATATAGTTGTAACCGACGGGAAAAACTCCGGGTTCCCGGCGTCGTCATATCGGTAATAATATCGGTGTCCCTTGCTGTTTAACTGCCAAACCTTATACGGGGGTTCAATCAATGTTTTTTCGTCGAAAAACATTGCCGTCATTTCCTCAACCGTCATGCCCGGTATTATCTCAAACACTCCGGTTGGTTGTTCCGGTTGAACATCAACGAACGGGGGAATAATTGTTTGTTGTTCCTCGTTAATCTCCGGGAACATATCCGGGGCAACATTGCCGACGGTTCCCGCAACCTCTTTTACCGGGTCGCCCGGTTTATCGCTCTTTGCTCTCATTACTTGTACTTTTTATATTCTGAAATTCCACATAATACCATTGCGGCGCACATTGCCGCTAATAACAATTGCCACGGGTTCCAAAATGCGCCAATCAAACAACATAACCCCAATGCGCCAAACGTAACAATTAGGGCTTTCGCTTGAAACAACCCGGAAAACATGGTTTCGGCGGCGGCTTCCAACCATTCGATAAACTTACTTTTCATTGTTTCCGCCCTCCATGCCAAACAGGTAATCCGCCGTACAATCCAACATTTCGCAAAGAATAACGACCCATTCCGGGACAATCCGTTTGGTCGTGCCGTTACATAAATTCGTCATATTTACCTGTTGTGCGCTCTCGCTTGCACCCTCAAAAAGACGGGCGGCAATGTTTTTTTTCAAAACTTTTTTCCCGTTCGCCTCGGAACGGGCGATTGCTTCGTTTACTCTTAATCTCAATGCCATAACTTAAATTTTTTTGTTAATAACTTGGTTCGTTGCTCTCTTTGTATCCGCAATTGCGGCACGTTTTTTCCTCCCAAATCGAGCTATATTCCGGCGGGGTCAAATATCCGTCGCCTCCGGTACGTCTATACTCGCCGTCTGTAACCTCCATTTCCCCGCCACACTCCGGGCAATCATCGTCGCCAATCAATACACATTCCAACAGGGCGTCCAAATGGACGGAACGAACCGGGTAAATACCAATTGCCCGGATAACGTCCACCATTTCCACAACGGTAACATCCCGTTCGTAACAATCGGCGACCGGGAACCCCCAATTGTCGCTTATGTTCTCGATAATCTGTTTGTTGATTAACTCCGTAACGATTGTTTCGGATACTTGGTTGGCTGTTTTCCCGCTTTCGGTCGCCAACATCTTTAATTGTTCACTTTCTTTTATTTTCATATCATTTCCCGGTATCCCTCCGGGTAGGCTGTTAATCTTTTGTTCTGCAAAGGTAGAAAGATTTTTTTTAATTACCAAAAACATAATCTTTGTTTTGCGAAATCATTTTTGCCGGGTGCGTGAAATATCCGATTTTTAACCTACCTTTGCAATACCGCATTACCAAAAATCGCTCTCGGTTACTGCGTACCGAACCCCCGGCGTATCTGTTACGTCCGGGGGTTCATCTTTTCCAACGCCATTTGCGCCGCACAATAACAAAATCGGTATATTTCGCCATAATATCCCGTTTGGTCGGTTATTTCCTCAATAATTACGCTTTCCATATTCTCGTTTTAATCATGTATTCCAAATTCGCAATCTCCCCATTGGTCGAAATCCGCCCCGTCATAACTAAACGGGTAACGTTCCGTTTCCGGGCAATCCGTCCAACATTGACGCCGGACGTTATTTATTGCAACCCGTTTCGGATTATATCCCGGCTTTCTCTTTTCTCTCAATTGGGCGGCGCAACTCTTACAACAACAACGCCCCCAACCCCGACGCAAATTGCGGGTATCGGCGTTGTACTCTTTGCCGCAATTATCGCATTTCCTTTTTATCGCTCCCATAATCTTAACCCTTTATAAATCCCTTAAATGCCAAATGGTAAACGTCGTATTGTTTCCCGGTAACATAAAATTCAATCATTCGGTCGGGGTCGCCAACGTCATTTACTGCAATGGTCGGGTACGGGTCGCCGGGATAATGGTTAAAATCGTCCTCAATATCCCGCAATCCCTCCGGGAACTCCGAACGGTCGGCGGCAAAAAACCGGGTTAAACTCTCTTTTATCCGGTTCAACATTTCGTCCCCGTTGGGTTCAAAATGCGCTTTTATTTTATCCTGTCGTCTTAATGCAAATCGCATGGTTAATAAATACTTTTTTGAAACGTCCACGACCTTTGCGCACGTTTCGGGGTTAAACATTCCAATATGCGTATATTCCGGGGGTAATCCCAATTGGTCGGATAACCATTTGTACGCCTCCCGTCGCCTCATTAGTCCACGTTTGTACAATTCATCAAAATATCGGTGCGCTTCAATCTTACATCGGCGCAACTCGGCGTTTGCCAATCGACCCTTTGCCCGGTCGGTTCCCTTATGAACACCCACATACGCCCCGCATTGGGGACAATAATAAATCATTCCATAATCAACGCCGTAAACCTCAATACTATTTTTGTACTCGGTCGGAACGTGGCAATACGGGCAAATTCGACCGCTCAATATTTCCCGTTGTTCCTCTGTCAATCGTATATCCATAACAGGCAAAGCCGGGGTTATTCCCCCGGCTGTAAATATGCGATTGCGTTTAATTCTTTTTGGCGTTCGGTCGCCCAATTAACATTGCGGGCAATCCATTCGTCGGCGGGGTTCTCGGCAATCCATTCTTTCCGATAAGACGGCACAAAGTACGCAACTTGCTTTTTATACGCCCGTTCGGGGTTTGCCAATATTTCCGTCGTGCGGCTCAACCCTTTGCCGTGGTCGCCTTTGCCGATTAAGTCCAACCGCCCAAAATAAAATTCGCCGTTGGCGGTACACGCCACATAATCACGGGCGGACGTTCTTGTTGAAATAACGTTGCCTTTTTCGTCGGTAACGGTGTATTGATACTTTTTGCCTTTCGCTTTCTTGCTCAAAATATACTTTGCCATAATCTTTGTTATTGTGCCGGGGGCGAACCCCCGGCGGGTTATTATCTTATTTCGTACAAACTCAATGAATTTTCGCACAATACCCACGTCGGGAATTTAGGGTTTTGCAGATAACAAAGGTTATCTAATGCCGCCCGGCTTGTATAAAACCACAACCCAAATTTTTTGCCGATAAAATACATATCGTTTACCCCTGTTTCCCGGTATTTCTCCGACAACATTTGTTGGCTGTAAATGATTGACGAAAATTTAACTTTGCCGTCTAACTTGGTTGCAATCTCGGCAATGTCCGTCGCCTGTGTTCTTTTCTTTGTTTCCATATTTGAAATTTATTTGGTTCCGGGAACCCGCCCGGTCGGATTAGTAATAATAAAAGGATATTTTCAAACCCCGGCGCAACTTACAATGTTCGGCGTCTTTGACACAACGGAAAGCACGGCGCAATAATTTGTTCGCCATTTCAACGCCTACTAACTTAATCAAACCGGAAACGCCAACCAACGTGTTAATCTTTTTGCCGTTGAACAAGCCGTTTACTTTGATTTTGAAAGTAAGGTTAATTTCTTTTGTTGTATATTCCAAACCGTTGTAAATATCTTCGGGCTTCATTGTATCGCTCTTTTTGTTGCCGGGAAAACGCCCGGTCGTTTTATTAACATGGCACAGAGATAGGGCATTTTATTTTAACTACCAAAAGAATTTTCTTTTATTTTCGATTTGCGGACAAAAAACGGTTCTTTTGGCTCCCCGCAAAGTTATTTTTGGCGAATTTTCATTTTAAGCCACTTTATTTGCCGGGGTGGGTACTTTATCCATTCAAACAAAATAATCGAAATACGGGGCTAAAAACGGGCAAAAACAAAAACGGGGTTGCAACGCTTGGTTACAATCCCCGTTTCCCGGTATTATGAACAATAAAAGTTACTTTTCTATGGTTACGAACTCAACGCCCAATATTTTTGTTGCCGGGTTTTTGCTAACTACATCAATTTGCCGATTTTTGATTTTCTTTGTTTTCCATAAAAAACCCAACCAACGTTTGTATTGTACCGTTTCGACAATCAACAGACTATCCCGGTTTATATGCGCCCCGGTAAATTGTCCGTCCGGCGTGGCGCATCCGTGCAACTCAAACCACGGTTCGACAATATCGACGCATCGTAAAACGGTCGTAACCGTATCGCCGGGTAAATATACAACACTATCCCGGACGGTTGCCCGCAATTCGTTGATTGTTTCCATTTGGGTTGTTGTAACCCGTTCCAAATCCCGGTTCTTTGCCTGCAACGTCTTTATCAACGCCAAATCGTCCGCCCGGTACTTTTTGTATTCCGCCAATGACAACTCCAAATTCCCGACTTTGATTGCGTTCAAACTGTCTTTCGTTTGGTACGTCTTGACGTCCTGCAATAGTATTTCGGTATTGCTCCGGTATCTGTCCCGTTCCTCGGTCAACCTCTTTATTTTGACGTGTTGCACCCAAAAGGCGGCGGCAACCGCCAAAATGATTGCCGCCCAAATCAAATACTTTTTCATACAATTTTCTTTATTGCTTCAAAATGTACCTTTGCAATCCTTTCTTTTCCGTCGTCGCTCATCATAAAACGGCAATCCTTTTCATTATCAAAAAAGAAATTTTCAGATAATACCGCCGGGCAAACCGTATGTTTCAGAATATAAAATTGGCTTTCTTTGTCCGGGTCGCCGTCGCAATGGTCGAAACGCATTTTCCAACCATCCGGGGCAAACTCCTTTTCTGCCTCATTACAAAGGACGGTTGCAATTTCATCGGCTTTCGTTTTGCCGACGCTTGTATAACATTCCCATCCGGTGCCGCCTCCGGCGTTCCCGTGTATGCTGAACAATACGGCGTTCTGCCCGCAATCGTCATATATCACGTTAGCACGGCGGCAACGTTCCGATAATGATACGTCGTTGTCCTCCGGTACCAAAATTTCAAACTTTATTCCCTCCGCTTTCAACATCGCCGCAATACGGCGTACAATATCACGGTTAAACTCCCATTCTAACAATTGGGAACCGTCGCCCCAAATGGGGGAACGTTTTCCGGCGCAATCCACGCCGTGTCCGGCATCTAATATAATTATCTTATCCATTTTTATTTTGTTTTATGGGGCTTTTCGCCCCGGTTATTATTCATAAAATTCTGTTGCCCCCTTTTCTAACTCATCCGGTATAAACGGCATACCTACCATTTCTTTGAAGTTTATAATAACCTCAAACAAAGGTTTTCCGTCTGTTCCGCTTTGCAGATAAAAGCCATCATCAATGTTTGAATTAGCCAAAAATCTAACTGACTCGCCCTGCTGAATTGGGAATGATATACTTTTAGACTGAATGTTCTTGGCAATCTTTCTGTTTGCTTCAATGGTTGTTGAATATCGGCTGTTTGGAACTTCCGTTAATGAACCATCCGGCGCAACCTTTGCAGCCCAAAAATTGGCTTCATTAATTGTGCTTGTTTCGTTATATGCCTGCCCGGAATACTGAATTGTTATAATTCCGTCCGCCTCTGCCAATAAATCTCCTTGAACTTTGTTAGGGTCTGACGCTCCGGGGTCTGCCCATGCGTTATTATTGCTAACCAAAGCCAAACCCTTTTTAATGCCCAAAGGTATATTTCCTGCGGTCTTGTTGTACGTATATCGGTAACTTGCATCGCCTGCCGGGGTCATAACAACAAATTTTGCATAGTCTTTCTGATATTCCAAATATTTTTCCGAAATATGCGAACTATCTGTTACTACCATTCGATTAAACCACGGGGTTATATCCCCCTCAAAATCATTCAGTACCATATCGGTTGGCGTTTGTGATTCAGTAGGATATATAATAACCGCAAATTCTACTGCATCAGCCGGAACAACAAAAGTTTTGGTTGCCTCGTGGATTCCGCTTACTACATCTTCCGAAATAAACAATCTGTCTGCAATGCTCCATCCTGCATTAAATTGCGGTTGGTCATTGTTAATACTAAGTAATTCCGGGGACGGTGCGACCGCTTCCGTTCCGGTGTACTTCATCAAAGCAACAACAAAAGAGTTTTGTTTATCCGTAATCTTAACCGTTGCTTTATAATTTTTCCCCTTAAGTACATGGGTATCAAATCGGCTGTACTTCTTAAACAAAGAAAATACGGGTAAATCCTTTCCGTTATCTTTTACAACCAACTGATTGTTTGAAATACTTACTTTTGCGGCTGTTTTAACAGACAAATATGTATTATCGCCGAAATACATTACATCATTATTGACGTCAATTTCCGGTTCGTCAAAAACCAAAGCCCTTGAAAGGTTCAAAGAGTTGTAACCGTAATATTTATTATTCATTTTGATTTGATACCCGGTAAACGCCATAAATGCTAACAATGCCTTTCCGACTCCATAGTCTTTGCCTACTGACTGAATCAACACACATGAATTTGCCCCAATAGACAATAATTCTTCATTCGGGAAATTGGTTTCTATACGCAAATGAACATCAGTAAATGCCTTTGCTTGACACTCTCCCAAATACAATTCTTTGCGTTGTTTGTCGCCTGCTTTATAGTCAATCTGAACCGCCATAGGGTTGCCGTTTACATCTAATAACGTTTGGTCGTTATCGTCAGCAAATTCAAGTCTAACCCAACCGTCCTGCGTAATTCTGTTATCCCCATATTGCGTTGGCTCAATATACAAGCCAATTAAAAAGGTTGTTCCTCCGGAAATATTTGGGTCGTCTTGTGGGTCAATATCTTGTATAACAAAAGATTTCTTTTTCATATCTTGATATACTGACATACCGCCCTTAACTTTCAAATCAGAAAACCACAAGCGGGATTTTGCATATTTAGAATTTACCAATTCATCATTACCTAACATTGCCAATATTCCCTCTGCATCTTTTCCCGGAACAACGGATAAATCAGCCTTGAAAATCGGGTCTCCATCGGGTGTTTGTCCGTTTCCCATTTGCGAAATACGAACCGTTCCATCCATACTTCCGACCTCTGTTGCTTTAAATGATTTTTTTGCTATTTTATCATTAAACAAAAATGGAACATTTCCCAAATTTACATTTGCTTCGTCTGTATCACTATCGTATTCAATAAAGAAAGGTTTTTTAAATCGTAAATTCTTTGTCTGCAACACAATATTTCCCTGCTCATCGCTTGTTGTTAGGCTGCTATCAATAGTTTTATACCACGGAATAAAATCCCACGTATTTTCGTTCTGAATAGGCAAAAAAATACCTGCAATCCCATTGCTTGTAACGGTTATTGGTGTATTTGCCCCATCAATACTTTCTCCGGCTGCCGGGCTAATTATTGCCTTGTAATTGGCTGCCCCCGGTTCTTGTATAAGTTCCAAAATGATAATTCGGTTATCCGATACGGGCGGCAATGTCTGTTGAATTGTTTGGTTGTTGCTCATCTGATAAACCAACAACAAAGTTGTACTTTTGTTGTACGGGTCTGTATTCAGATTTACCCCCTTTTGTACCTCTTGGCGGTTGGCATAGAATAACGCCTTAATCTGCTCGTTTGTCTTTCCTGCTGTTGCCGGGTGCGCTGTTTTAGACAATGCAATAAAAGCCGCATTTTGCTTAATCATACGGTCAAACTCTGTTGGGCTTATTGGGTTCTTTGCGTCTGCCAATCCTGCCGCCAAACCTTTTTCTTTGAGTTTTGCCAAATCTACGTCCGCTAAATCATTCTGAGCAAAATTACCGTCCTTTGCTTTTTTCTCAAAGTCTTTTGCATCAACATTTGAAAGGTTTTTGCTTTCCCCGCCCAATGCCGCCAGCGTTGCGGCAAACGCCGGGGTTTTTACATACTTATCCAAATAATCTTTAATCCATTGTTCGTCCGCTCCTGCCGGAACCCACGGAATTTGTGCTGCATCATTAATTTCTATTGGCAAATATACATCAACCCACATTGCGCCCTGTCTATCTGAAAGGAATGTACCTTTCTGAACCACTTCAACGCCCAATTTCTGTTGGTTCTCTGAAATGTATGTTCCGGTTATTGCTTTTGCATCGCCCAAAAAAGTTTGCGTATAAACCTGCATTTGCCCCAAACCCAAAAGCGGAACGATATTAAACAACAACATATCGTTCTGAATCTTACAATTGGTGCAAACCCCTTTGTTTACCTCAAATTCAAACGGCTTACCGCTTCCGGTAAAAATCGAACCTTTGACGTGTACGGAATCCGCCTTAATTGGGGCGTTGTTCTTATCCCGGAACATCATCATAATAATTTGGCTACTGCCTGCTGATAATTGCTTTAATTGTGCCATAATCATTTGAATTTTTTCTTGTTAATACTATGTTTATCATTAATCGCCTTTATTAGCTTTTCGGCTTCTTCTTTCGTTATACACTTGACTATTTCCTCCGCCATATCTATTGCCTCAACTGCATTGCTTTGTTTGAGTTCGTAATTCTCTTTCATGCTCCAACCCTCCCTTAATAGAATACCCAATGTCAGTAATACAACAAAAAATGGAATACTGTAAAAAGGAAAAACCATAAGCCCCAAAACATCAATCATCAATACGTATAAAACTAAACGCAAATAGTCTATGATTTTTTGCCCGGTTTTCCGCATCGGGTGGCTGCTTAATTTTTCTTTTCTCGCTTTCACGGCTTCGTATGCCGTCCAAAAATCAAAGAATGTCGCAAATACTACAAAAACACAACATACAAAGATTATTATCAAACAAACTTTCATGTCGTGTTGAATGAAATAAAAATACTTTTCCATCGTTTTTTTTAATTGTGGTGCGGATTGTTCCGCACCGGGTTAAACTTTGCATATTTTGATAAAATATTTTTTTTCAAATATTCCCTAACAACAAAAACCTTTGTTGGTGTTACATAACAAATAACGGGCTAACCGTTGAAATGGCAATAATACGCCATTGTTCCCAACTAAAAATTTTATCCATATCGTCCATAAATAAAGAGTTAAGGGGCGGCGGTAAACCGCCCCCGTTTTGGTTATTGCTTTATAATCTCGCACAACATAAATTCCGTGCGGTTGTCAACCGCCGTTGGTTGTTCCGTTAATAATGTTACGTTCTTGCATCATTTAAGTAAGTGAAAATGGGGACGGGCGCACCCGCCCCCGGTTAATTATTCTACCAATGCGGCGTTATTTACTATCACGTTGCCACTTTTTGCGGTTGGGCTTCCGCTATCCGTGCAATTGTTCAATTCAATACGGGCGTTCGTTCCACACAAATACCCATATTTTGAACCGTTCAAAGATATACAATTTACGAACTTACCAAAATTTTCATCCTTCCCGGACTTATCGCCGGAAACGTAATAATTGTTTGTGTTGTTCTCGCAAATGCAACCAATCACGAATATTTGCGAACCTCTGCCGCCCTCCGCCGCCGTTGCGCTTCCAACTAACGCGATACCGTTATTAACCTGTTTACGGCAATAGGCGTTATATATCGTATCGTGGCAACCAAAAGCGGGCGTTAATCCGGCTTTTACGTTGTATTCAAACAATCCGCCAATAATGGTTGTTTCGCAACGTTCGTGGTCGCTATATCCGTCGTCGTTATTGTCGTGGCTCCAACAATCAATCATCGTTGCAACGGTATGTTTCGCCAATGCCGGGTCAGTCGTTGTGCTGTGCGCGTTGAACCCGTCCCCGGTACTCGAACCGCTAAACGCCCGTGCCGCTTCGCATCGTATCAATTCCACACCAATTGCCGCCTCCCACGACCACGCACCGCCGCCAAATGCGTATTTTGCTGCGCAATCAATCGCCCGTCCGCCGTGGCAAAACCTTAACGAAATTGAACCGTACCAACATTCAATATTAACCATTTCAAAAGCAACGGAACCGTCATTGCCGGAAATACCGGAACCGCCCGGAATGTAAACCGGGTTGGTGGCTAACGTTGTACCCTCTTTGATTTTGACGTACAACATTTGTGCGTCTGTATCATAAAAGAACGTGTAACCCTCGGACGTTTTCACGGCATCCAACGACGTAACACGGGTTATCTTTGTGCTATCACAACGGTACGTTTTCCCACGTTGTAACGGGTGGCGTTCGTTGTCCGGTATCAACGTACTTTCGTCGAATACCTCATGTTGGAACAATTGGAAATGGTCGGCGTCTGAAAAGGACGACAACGGGGTTTGGTAAACGTTCGTTGTACCCGCAACTAATGTTCCGCTATCAATTTTTGTTCCGCAAATGATACGGTTAACTAATCCACGTTTACCGATAAGACGAACGGAACGTTGGTTTGACTTGGTTTTGATATTCAAACGTTCGGTCGTGTCCCCTATCAATATAATTGTTGTATCAACGCCTGTTTTGGAAAATGCGGCGGCAAACGTCGCTAATGCGGCACTTTCCGTCGTGCCGGGGTTCGTGTCGTTTCCGTTGACCGCATCCACGTAAACAACGGCGGCGGTTGTGTTTACAGTTGTCCCGCGCTTTATGCTTTGGCGTTCCCATTCGCTCAATTTGTTTATTTCGCCTTTTGTCAAATAGTTGTCGCCAACCGATATTGCCGCACCAATGCCACTAATTTGGAAACGTATCAATATACGGGTTGTATTCTCCGGAATTGTGCCGGATTGAGTACAAAAACCGCCTGCACTTAATTGTAACACTAACCGGGAAATCTCGGTTGAATCATTGTAAAATATGCAATACATTGCGGCGGTTGTTGCACTACTTACAACCACATTATCCGCACCGTAACCGATAACGTCGCCAATCTCAAACGGGCTATCCGCCAAATTGAAATCATATCCAATAAATGCAGTAGTTCCGGCATCTTTCACCGTATAAGATAACGTTGTGCGTGTTCTTACAACATTCATTGCTGAACCCTGTAAATTAAATTCGTTGTAATACGGGGCGTAATTAATTGTTTTAATGGGAATATCTTTTACCTTTTTCCATGCGTTCCACGCCTGTTTTGCGAACATACCGAACGGGGTTACATCTTGACCCGTCCACATCATACAACGGTAAATCGTTAACGGCTGTGTACCTTTTCGGTTGTCGAATGTTACACGGCAACGGTTGGATAACGTCGAACGTCCGGTTACATTGTAAAAAGATACCCAACCGTCAAATTGCGGGTCGGTCGTTAATTGAACGGCTGAACTAAAGGCACCCGACGTTATAGGGTCAAATACCACATTTAACAAATGACCTGTACCCGGCGCACTAATTTTCATTAATGCGTTAAGATAATCCGTTGTTGGATTATATGGTAATTGCGACAAATCCAATAAAACCCCTAAAGACGAACCCACGGGAAAAACAATACGGTCGGCGTAATATTCCGGCGTTCCTACAACGATAACATTTTGCACGCCCTCCAATTCATTAATATGCGAACCCGCCTCAATAAACGGGTCGGGGTAAAAGTTGGTTGCGTCCCCCATACCGTCCGGCAAACCCATTCCCCCGGTTGTCGGAGTTTCAAACAATACATTTACAGACGTAGCGGTTGTTTGGGAACCGTAAAAAATCGTAAACCCGTAATAATTTTCGGTTGGCGTTACGGTTTTCGTTGCCCCGTCGGGCGTTAATGTCATGGAGCCAATAATGTCAAATGTTCCGTCGGCTTTAATACCCTGTATATTTACCGGGGCGTTGCCTCCAACGGGCGTTAATGTAAATTGGTATGGTTGACCCGCAACCAAAAATGTACGCACCTTTTGGGAACCCGCATTTGACCCCTTTACAATACCCGTATCCGTGTACGCATAACGTCCGGTTGCGTTGATTTGGTTTGTTGTGTTCGCAAGCGCAATAACGCCGTCCGAACTCATGCCGATAACAAATTTACCCCAATTGGTCGTCTCGTTGTATAATATTGCCAATTCGCCGGGTTTTACGGTCAAATAACCCGCCCCGAATTGGAAATTTACATAATTCCCCGCCGTATAAGCGATATAAAAAACGTTACCGTCCGGCGTGCCGGGATTGGTATTTTTATTTGCTATGCCAACAAAGGTTCTGTTGGCTCCCACGGTTGAAACAATCGTGTTCAACACGTTTTGCATTATTGCCCCGGTAATCTCGTTATTTCCGTTTGCTTTGATAACGGCGGCAATTGCGGCTTTTAATTCTGTGTAACCTCCCATAATTGTCAAATATTAAAATCGTTATTGAAATCATTATTAAAATCTCCCTTTGTACCGGGCGTAATATATCCCCGCCCTATCTTTTTGGCAACGGTCGCCGTTTCAAACTCAATTTCGACGCTTGCCAAATCCCCCTGCGTTTGCCATTTGGGGGTAATTAGGAACATATCGCAATCGTATTCCCTGCCGTATTTATCTGTTATATGAATATAATCAGCCATACGGATAAAACGCATAACGTCGCAAAGGAACTCCGGTGCCAATATTGTACATTTAAACGTTTTTACTGATATTTGTTTTTCCGGAAAAAAATACCCGTCCCGTTGTTCGCCGTCCTCTTCAAATTCATAATCCGGTTTTCCTAACTCTGTACAAAGGTACAATATATTTTTGAAATCCGGGTTTTTATATACTATTTGCCCGGCGTCAAATACCAAATTTTCAATATCCCACCATTGTATTTTTAAGTAACCGGAAACATCTTGTACGACCGTGAACATTTCAGAATACCACGTTTGCACGCCATCCGATAGCGTCATATAATATATTCCGTCCAACTGATTTAATGGCATGGGTAATATTGACGGGTACAATATAACATCATAACCCAACGTTTGAAACCGGACAATCTGCAATCCGGTTTCTTTCATATACGTTGTTATGTTTGCAACTCGCTTTCCGGTCTTTTCATACAATACCACTGACGTAACATTGTTTGACCGTGTGTTTCTCATTATCTGAAACGGTAACAATCTATCAGCCGGGGCAAATAACGGGTAAATTGCGCCGTATGCGTAACTTTTTCTGTGGTTCTGTTCATTTATTGACGTGTACCACGGCAATACGCTTATATTGTTATTCTGTATCATATTTCAACGTTGCTTTAATGTTTCGACTACACAAATTTACGCTTAATTTATCAACTTGACCGTTACCGATATACGTTTTTATTAGT